AGTTATTGAACGTGCTATATTCTTTGTTCTATTGCCTATGTTTAGGTTTAATGGTGATGCTGGTCTCAGAACGGTATCAGCTGATATATCCAGAGACGAACAGATACACGTGGCCACTAATAGCCTTGTATGTCACGATATGGGCTTACGGTCTAGTAATTCTTTGGACAAACTCAGGAAGGCCACGATTAACTGGATTATGGAACCCCTAGGTAAGAATACCTATGGCGATAAATATTTAAGTAAAAAATTTTGGCTGGATACGAGTGATCGACTTATGTATGAAGGTAAAGCCCCAGAGCTTTCCGAAACTAAGTCAGCCCGTATGCCAGCTTTCTTTGAACATAGCAATGTCAATCTCCCCCAATATTCTTGAGCCGATAGTCGGCCCATCATTTAATCAGATTTTGTCTGAATTAGATATCATCTACCCACAAACTAACGCAACCCCAAGCGATAAAATCGAGGACATTATGTACAGATCAGGTCAACGTTCTATTATTGATTGGATAAGAGAACGAGTTAACGAGGATTAAATATGGCAATGGGAGTATCAGGTGGTTTCGGTAAAGGGAAATCACACACCAACTCACCTTCTAAAAATAAAAACAGAGGGCCAAAGCACGGACACGGTAACAAAGGTAAAGGCGGAGGTACTAATGCTTGGAGTGGAAACCCTACTGGCATGACTTTCGATCAAGCAATGAAGATTTATGGTGTTGATAATAAGACCGATCTTCAAGCTCGTATGCAGTATAATCCAGCTGAAACTACAGGGTTTTATAACCTAATAGATGATTCAAAAACAACAAACACTAATAATATGACTACTAATACAATGAATGATAAGGATTGGTTGACCCATCAATACAAAACTTATTTCAACAGAGATCCAGTATTCGGAGGTAAATTAGCTGACGGTAGAGAAGATCCAGGTGATGCTGATTATTGGCTAGGTCAATTAGCAGGTGGTACAAGTAAAAGTGATATCGTAACTCACTTAAACAGAAGTCCAGAAGCCAATGAACTTAGGCAGAATATATTTGACTTAGCTGAAGATCCAAACGCACCTACAGATGTCAATGAAAGATTTAACCAAGCAAGAGCTAACACCCCTTTAGGTGGTTCAGCTATGGCTGAAGCTAAGAAGAATTACACAGGTAGATATCAAGACTTTAGTAAAACAAATAATACTAATAACGATATCCTCCAAGAAAAGATCACTGATACTATATCCAAAGATACAGATACAAAAAACACCCCTGCTGGTCTTACTTTAGATGACCTTAACTCTTGGTGGGAAGGTAAGCAAAACAACCAACCTAATCAATTTGATCAGTTCAAAGAATTTATGGGAATGCTTGGAGACATACCAGGTATGGGTGGTGCTTACGGCTACGGTTATCCTAATATGGGATACGGTGGTGGTGCTCCAGGCGGTGTAGCAGCAGCTAACCCTTATGGAAATATGATGAGCTTTATGAATGCATTTAAAAATATGGGTTCAGGAGGATCAGATAGTAAATTAGCAAGTAGTTCATTAACTAAATAAATGACAGCAAAAACTAGGTATGATTATTTATCAGGCGAACGTACCCAGTTTCTAGACGAAGCAGAGAAAGCAGCGGAACTAACACTTCCATATTTAATAAGAGGGCACGAAGATTTTAACAAGGGGATGCGTCATCTACCTACACCTTGGCAGAGCGTTGGAGCAAAGTGCAGTGTAACTTTGGCAGCAAAATTAATGCAGTCATTGCTTCCTGTACAGACCAGCTTCTTCAAATTGCAAGTAGATGAAAGCCAACTTGGACAAGAGTTCGGACCACAAGTTAAATCAGAATTAGACTTATCATTTGGAAAGATAGAACGTACGATCTTGGAGGCTATTGCAGCTTCTAATGATCGTGTCGTAGTACATGAAGCTCTACTACATTTAGTAGTAGCTGGTAATGCACTTATTTTTATGGGTAAGGATGGTCTGAAAGTATTTCCGCTTAATCGCTACGTCGTAGAACGAGATGGTAACGGCAATGTGATCGAAATAATCACGAAAGAAAAGGTTGCTAAAAAATTAATAGCAGATCAACTCCCAGCTGACATACTTAATCAGTATGATACAGTGGTTGATCATTCAACGAGTGACGTTGAAGAATGTGAAATATACACTTATGTTAAACGTGATAACAACAGATACGTTTGGCATCAAGAAGTACATGGTAAAAAGTTAGAGAAATCCTACGGGAAAGCCCCTGTTGATGTATCACCTTGGATTCCATTGAGATTTAACTCAGTAGATGGAGAGGATTACGGAAGAGGTAGAGTCGGACAATTTATTGGCGACTTAAAATCATTAGAAGCACTGTCCCAAGCCTTAGTGGAAGGGTCAGCAGCCGCAGCAAAAGTTGTCTTTACAGTTTCACCTTCTAGTACAACCAAACCAAGTACCCTAGCCAACGCTGGTAACGGTGCTATTGTGCAAGGAAGAAAGGACGACATATCAGTTATACAAGTAGGTAAAACTGCTGACTTTAAAACAGCATTTGAAATGATGCAACAATTAGAACGTCGTATTAATGATGCGTTCTTAGTTATGCAAGTCAGAAACAGTGAACGGACAACAGCGGAAGAGGTACGCCTCACACAGATGGAGTTAGAGCAACAGTTAGGTGGACTATTTAGTTTACTTACTACTGAGTTCTTACTTCCATATCTAAATAGAATACTTAATCAATTTCAAAAGTCTGGAAAGATACCTCGTCTACCAAAGGATATAGTTAAGCCAACTATTGTTGCTGGTGTTAACGCACTCGGACGTGGACAGGATCGGGAAAGCTTAGGTCAGTTCTTAACTATTATCACACAGACAATGGGACCAGAAGCTGTACAGAAGTTTATTAATCCAGAAGAAGTAGTTAAACGCTTAGCAGCAGCTTCAGGTATAGATGCTTTGAATTTAGTAAAATCAATGCAAGATGTACAACAGAAAGAACAAGCTGCACAGCAACAAGCTATGCAAATGGAGCAGATGAAACAGCAACCAGCTATGATGAAGGCTCCAGTATTAGATCCTTCTAAGAACCCTGCAATGGCTGCGGAGTTGAAAGGAGAAGGAGAACCATCACTTGAACAACCACCTGAACAACAATGACAGCAGACGAACAAACCCTTACCTATGATGCAGGGGTAGAGCAAACTACTACAGCAGAGAATCTAAATGCAGATGAGCAAGAGTCTTTAGCAGTAGGAGAGCAGATGCAAGAGGCCGAAGACGGTCTATTAGCAGGTAAATATGAAAATACTCAAGAGCTAGAGAAAGCTTATAAAGAACTCGAAGGAAAATTAGGCGAAAAATCTGACGAGGATTCAGAAGAAGTCGAATCAGAATATGAAGATTCAGAAGACGAATCTGAAACTGAAAAGGAAGAGTATGAAGAAGAGTCTACTATTCTTGATCAACTATGGGAAGAAGGTACTAACAGTGAGCTAACCCAAGAAACATTTGATCAGTTGCAAAAGATGGATCCAATTGAAGTAGCTAAGCTAGCGATGCAAGATCGCTCAGCCTTACTTGCACAGAGTGGTCCTAAAGAATTTAGTGATCAAGATGTTTCTCAGATACATGGCTTAGTAGGCGGCGAAGAAAACTATAATAACCTTATGGATTGGGCTAATCAAAGTGTACCTGATCAAGAGGTTAAGTTATTTGATGCTGTCATGGAGCAAGGCAATCCTTTAGCTGCATACTTTGCAGTACAAGCAATGGCTCTTAAGTATCAAGATGCTGCTGGTAGGGATGGTGAACTAGTCACAGGCAAAGCACCTACTATGAATGCTGATGCTTTCCAAAGCCAAGCTGAACTAATAAAAGCTATGGAAGATTCAAGGTACAATGATGACCCTGCTTATCGTGATGCGGTACAAGCAAAACTAGAACGATCAAACATTAACTTTTAACTATGTCTAATAAAAATTCAAATGTACAGTCATCTTTTAACGAAGGTGCTGGTTTAAAAAAGCCAGCTAAAGATAAAAGAAAGTTTAAAGAAAGAACAGCAGCTGATCCAAAAGCTAAGGAAAGGGCTGGCAAATGTCCTAAAGGCTATGTAATGAAGAATGGTAAGTGCGTTAAGTACAACCCATTTAACGATGGTAGAACACCAACATCAGCATCACAAACTACAGGACCATAGGTAGTCATGGCGACCTGAACTTTCATCATCGCCTTACACCTAACTTGTAATCAAATGACTACTACTACCGAATACGGTAAGCAGAACATTTTCGCTAACGAAACACCTCCAAGACTAGTGAACAACAAAGAAGCAAATTTCTTATTTCACGATGCTGAAGAACTCAATGGCCGTCTAGCTATGCTAGGTGTCATTGCTGCTCTAGGAGCATACGCAACTACTGGACAAATTATTCCAGGTATATTCTAATTTTATAAATGACTACAGCCACATTAACCAAACCATTTGACAACTGGCAGCGTTTCTGTGACTGGACTACAAGCACAAACAACCGTCTCTACGTGGGATGGTTTGGTGTGCTTATGATCCCTGCACTATTAACCGCTGCAACAGCATTTATCATAGCTTTTATAGCTGCACCACCAGTTGACATAGATGGTATACGTGAACCTGTATCAGGCTCTCTACTCTATGGAAACAACATCATCTCTGGGGCTATCGTCCCATCATCTAACGCAATCGGTCTTCACTTCTACCCAATCTGGGAAGCTGCAACCATCGACGAATGGTTGTATAACGGTGGACCATATCAACTCATTGTGTTCCACTTTCTCATCGGTATCTCAGCTTACATGGGACGACAATGGGAACTTAGTTATCGCCTCGGAATGAGGCCGTGGATATGCGTAGCTTATTCCGCACCCGTTGCAGCATCCTTTGCTGTATTCCTCGTTTATCCTTTTGGACAGGGGAGTTTTAGTGATGGTATGCCTCTTGGTATTTCAGGGACTTTCAATTTTATGTTTGTCTTTCAAGCAGAGCACAATATCCTTATGCATCCGTTCCATATGCTCGGTGTTGCAGGGGTATTCGGTGGAGCTTTATTCGCTGCTATGCATGGAAGTCTTGTTACATCTTCGCTGGTACGTGAAACGACTGGCTTAGATTCACAAAACTATGGATACAAATTCGGTCAAGAAGAGGAGACGTATAACATTGTTGCGGCTCATGGGTACTTTGGGAGACTTATCTTTCAGTATGCCTCTTTTAATAATAGCCGTAGCTTACACTTTTTCCTTGCTACTTGGCCCGTCGTTTGCATATGGCTTACCG